TTAATAGCATTACCGAGGTGGAAGTTTAGTTCTTGTTCTCTAATAAAATCCCAAACATCGCAGGTACCTCGTTGATAGTAGGCTGGACCTTTGGCCATTTGTTAACTAAGTTTAAAATTGAATTAGCAAGTACAAAGTTTTGATGTTGCATTGCTATAAATACAGTAGCGAGATCTTTAAATTTGACTTCGCCACTATTAAGTCTGTCTTCAAGCAACCTCATCTTTAAGTCTTGCTCCATCGTCAACTTTGTAATCGGAGGCGGGGGACCATAATTTGGGGCGTTTGTTTTTGAAGTCATAATCATCTACTGTTAAAATTTTAGCTAGTCTAGCATTGACAAGTGCATCTTTTTCAGTCATACCCTTATTTTTAAATGCATCGACTACCGTTTTCCAAGAGTAACCTTTGTCTTTAAATAAAGCTTCCGCTCTTTTAACTCCAATTCCACTGACTCCGCCATATCCATCAGTTTGATCTCCAGAAATGGATTGAATAAGGTGCCATCTAGCACCATCTTCTTTGCTGACTGTGAATGTTTCATCAAAATTGTAGAGTTGACCTGGTATCTGTCTCATGTCTTTATCAGGAGAAACTATGATATTACCTGGATATTTTGTTGAGTAAATACCCATACTATCATCGGCTTCTAATTCAGGTTTAATGATAACCTTGTACTCCTTTTTTAAAGCATTGATGACTCGTTTATATCCGCAAGGTTTCTTACGGTTACGATGCCCTTTATATTCCGGTAAAATTTTCTTCCTGAAATTCACACTGTCTGAAAAGAACAGTATTATAGAAGAGAATGACCCAAGTTTGTTTTCAAGTTTGGCAAGCTCACGTTTTGTGGCATTATATGCGTCACTGAACTTACTAGTAACAAGGATAGTATCATCACCCCAGTCAATTTCAGTTTCAGCGGCTGCACACGCCTTATATACGATAAAGTCTGCATCACATAATATTTTCATAAGTTAATGGGTATCTGCCCATGTTTTTCCACTTTTAGTTTCAGCTCCTACGGGTATTCGCATATTGTAATACTCGCCGGCTTCAGCAGCGGAGAGAACAAGAAGAGATTTGAGATCATCAACATGTTCTGACA